ATCGAGCCGAGTTTAACGAGACATTAAAGGCGCAGGTGGATCGGTTGTCAGACAAGGTTGATATTCTAATAAAAGACAAAGAAGACCTATTGAAAGAAATAGCAAGTCTGAGAGAAGAACTGGCTGAGGCTAGAACAACCATCAAGCATCTAGAAACGATGCTAATGACAAAATGATCGAAGCATTGATTGGCCCAGTGATGGGTCTACTCGACAAGATAATCCCAGATCCAACCGAAAAAGCTAGGCTCGCTCACGAGATAGCCACACTAGCGGAAAGACAAGCACATGAGATCGCTAAGGCTCAAATTGAGGTCAATAATACTGAGGCTTCTAGTTCCTCAATGTTTGTGGCGGGATGGCGACCAGCAGTGGGCTGGATATGTGCTGTGGGTCTCGGCTTCAATTTTATTTGTGTGCCTATCGGCAATTTTGTTCTCGCGGTCAATGGAAGCCCTATTGTCATTCCCGCACTTGATGTATCCGAGATGATGCCAGTGCTTATGGGTATGCTAGGCTTAGGGGCTTACAGGACGTTCGAGAAGACCAAGGGCGTAGCGCGAGATAAATAGGGTGATAATATGCAATATCTAAATGGGGTGGCAAATGATTAACGCAAGGACAAGTGGTACTCCGCACTTTCTGTTTGATATTGCCAGAGGTAAGGTAAACAACGAACAGGCAGTAAACATTTTTGGATTCAATCGGGCTATCGGGACGTCATTTGAGACGCTATGGAACGATTCTGCATCTTATGTTTACCCATCGTCGGCTTCAATACTAGATGCTGTTTCAGATTCAGCCAGTGACACTATGGCTGTTTTTATTGATGGTTTAGATGCAGATTACAATCGCATAAGCGAGACCGTGACCCTGAATGGAACTACGCCAGTAAACACAACTCAATCGTTTTTGAGAGTCAATAGCGCGGCGATTCTAGCTGGATCGAATGCTGGGGATATCACGATATCAAACGGCGTCAGCTATGCTTACATTGAGGCTGGTATCGGCCTTACTCAGCAATGCGTTTATACAGTTCCAGCGGGACACACGCTATACATTTTCCGAATTGACCTGACCAGTGGTACTATAAATTCGAACAAGTATCTGACCTATCGCAACGTGATTCGGACGCATACAGGCAGAACGCTTAGAGTCGCCGAGGCTACATGGCAAACAGGACAGCAGTCATTTGATCGACAAGTGCCATTCGCAATCGGTGAAAAGACCGATTTTGAATTTGAGGTAAAATCGTCAAGTGGCGAGAACGAGGTATCAATTTTCGTTGAAGCGGTACTTGTGAAAAATGCGTGAATTAGTTGATCAGTTAAAGCTACACGAAGGCGTCCGCTCGCATGTCTACGATTGCCCCATGGGATATCAGACTATCGGTGTAGGTCGTAACGTCGATCCTAACGGCGGTCTAGGGCTTTCAGACGATGAGATAGACTATCTGCTAGAGAACGACATTCGTCGCTGTGAGAAAGAGCTGGATCGCTTCTCATGGTTCGCAGATTTAGATGTTGTGCGTCAGGATGCTCTAATCAATATGTGCTTCAATCTCGGGTTCACGCGGCTACTATACTTCAAGGGTATGCTCGCGGCACTTGCAGATGGTAAGTATGAGCTGGCCGCTGTCGAGGCGCTGGACTCAAAATGGGCTAAGCAAGTCGGGCAACGGGCCAAAGATATTGCCCATATGTTCTCGGCTGGCGAGTACCCATAAAAAAGCCCCAGTGAAGGGGCAATGTGCAATTAACACTCCGATGGAGTGATTCGATTACACCATACTTTAAACAATAAAAAAACCCCACCGAAGTGGGGCAGGGAGGGGTATGTGAACATGGAGGATGCTCGCCATCAATTATACACACCAGAAAATAACACTCCAAACTTCTAGCAAAACTAAACAATAACGTGTTAATGTATGTCGGCCATTAGGCGATAACTATTACATGGAGGCTGTTATGCTGGCGAAAGAAGTCTGGGACACGCTGTCCCGTATTGATGTGTCAGATCACATCGAAAAGAAACAAAATCTATCGTATCTATCATGGGCGTGGGCTTGGGGTACGATGATGAAGCACTATCCCAACCTGTCGTATTACTTTGAAGATCGAACGCTTGATAACGGGACGATGGAAGTCACGGTTCATGTGACGATCTATCAGGGAGATGAACAAGTGACTCGTCATATGTGGTTGCCTGTTATGGACTACCGCAACAAGGCAATACCGAATCCTGATTCGTTCTCGCTCAATACATCAAAAATGCGATGCCTTACTAAGTGCTTCGCGCTATTTGGATTGGGTCACTACATCTACGCTGGCGAGGATCTTCCTGAAGCGTCAAATGACACGATCGACGGCGATCAGTATCAGTTGATTACGTCTCTCATTGAGAAGACCAATAGCGACATGGCTAAGTTCCTGAAGGCGTTCAACATCGAGTCCGTTGAGGCTATGCCGCAAAAGTCGTTCCAGAAGGCTCTGACGGCTCTTCAGAGGAAGGTTAGCAATGAGGATAAGTGAAGCGACACAGGGGAGTGAAGAATGGTTTGAGACGCGTTTGGGGCGTCCTACGGCGTCTAATTTCGGCAAACTAATAACTCCGACAGGGAAACCGTCTGCATCGGCTCAAGGCTACATAGATGAACTGATTGCTCAGAGTATAACTGGGGTAGTTGAGGACTTTTTTAAAAGCGAGGCAATGCAACGCGGGAATGAATTCGAGCCAATGGCTAAAGCGTTCTATGAATTCACGTATGATGTGGAGGTTAAAGAAGTCGGTTTATGCTTGCACGATGACTACGAATGTGGGGCTAGTCCTGATGGGTTGGTTGGTGATGACGGTGGGTTAGAGCTTAAATGCCCATTAGCGCATACGCACATATCGTATCTACGGAATGGATGTATACCAGCGAAGTATATTCCGCAGGTGCAAGGATGCCTGTGGATTACTGGCAGAGAGTGGTGGGATTTTATGTCATACCATCCCGCTATGGATGATTTGATCGTGCGTGTTTACCGTGATGAGGCGTACATCAAAAAACTGGCCGATCAGGTAATAAAAGCGGTCGAAACAATAGAAACTGAAAGCAAAAAATGGAGTAGAAAATATGACACAGTATGATAATGAATTAAGTGGGACTCTTGGTCGGAACACTTACAAGGATTCCGCAAGCCAGCCTGACTTTCGCGGTAATTGCGTAATCAAGGGGGATGCTTACAAGATTTCTGGTTGGATACGAGAGGGCAAAAACGGCAAGTTCTTTTCTCTTTCGTTCACGCCAAAAGATGAGCCGAAGACTGAGGTTGTTGTTCAGTCACAAGATTTTGACGAAGACATTCCGTTCTAGGGGGGGCACATGATCGGAGATAACATTAGGCGATTACAGGCCGAGAAGGGCATACAGTGTCAGGAAATGGCGAAGCTGTTGGGGGTTCTACCCCAGCAGTATTCTCGATGGCGCAGTGCTGACGATATCAAGGTCAGCACTGCATTAAAGTTGTGCGATGTATTTGGTGTGGGATTGGATGAAATCATTTTTGGACAAAAAGAAGCAAGAGAGCGCAGAGATTGCCAGACTGACGGAGGAGTATCTTAAAAAAGGCAATAAAATCAAGGTTTTAGGGTATGGTGACACTGGCTTCATAGCCATGAGTCTTAGGGAATTAAATAGCTATAAGAGGATGAACGGTGGGTCAGTATTGGATTTTACGAGCAAAAAACGAAATACCTAGAGTAATCAATAACTTGCAATCATGGGCTGACGGGTGGGACTTTACTCACCCGCTAGTCTTGAAACCGTCAAAGTACACGAATCCGAGGTCATTATCGCAAAACGCGCTTTTACATCTGTGGTTTGGTACAATGGCCGAGCACTTTTCAAAGAAAGTGGATACTAACGCGGAGCAGATGAAGGCTTTGATGAAGTATAAGTTTCTCGGAACCGAGGATGTTGTGGTGGGGAAAACAGTCATAGAGGGACAGCTTCGGCAGACTTCAAGACTGACCAAGGGCGAGATGACGCAGTTCATGGATCAAGTCCATGAGTGGGCGGCAGATCACGGTGTGAACCTACCTATTCCTCAAGACTCCGAGTATATGAAACTACGGGAATATCAACGGGGGTTGTGATGACCGATTGGGGGGCATTACTAGAATTTTGCGAGACGGATCGACAGCGGCTAGTGATAGGATTGAGGCGCGATGGAGTGTCGGCTAAGGAGGTTGCCGCACAGCTAGGCATAGCAGAGCGTAATGTGATGGGGATGTGCCAGAGAGTAAAGTTTAAGGCGGCCAAGCAAGGGCACTCCCCCGAGCATGATATGGTTCACACCGTGCCAGATAATTACACGGTGAAGGGAACGTCTACGCTGTACAAAGATGGCGAGCCAGTATTGCAATGGGTCAAGAGTCAGTCTGACGCACAGGCTTTGTTTGAACAGGCTTTAGAGGCGTTTAAAGAAGGTCTTGTTGAGGACATAAAGGGTAAGGCCGAGCGTGTCGAAAAGCCGACAGATGTTAAGGATGAAAATCTGCTGGCCTGTTACATGGTCGGCGA